GCATCAGCTAATTGTACGGCATCAGAACGGCGCCAGAATTTGGTCGGTAAACGGCTCTAGTGCTTGGCTGCTTGCCTGCGGCATCGTTTCTGATTGACATGTGTAGTTAGACGCCAGGCCGGAGAATGTGCGGTTTGTAAAAAATCCCAAGCTGAAGACTCAGTTTTACATTGCCAGCCAGTGTGATCCTTGCGTATTTGACGCTTTAGAGGGCTTTAAAGTGGACCTGGTGCATGTCCAGACCGAGGGGGTCTACGAGTATCTGGAAAGCGAGCGCGAGCGCCCTGTACATCTTATGGGCGGTTTTACGACGGTTGGCATGTTGGCCATGATTTTGGCTAAACTGAAAGGCTATCGGCAAATCTACCTGTTCGGGATGGATTCCAGCTATTCAGAGGGCGAGCACCATGTTTACAAACAAGAAGCAAACGACGATGAGCAGATAATTATTGCGACTATCCACGAAACAAAATACCAAGCTGCACCGTGGATGTGTCAGCAAGTGCGTGACTTTCAAAACCTTGCCCGTGAATTTGCACAAGATGATGTAACAATTGAAGTTTGCGGTCCCGGTTTATTGCATGCAATGGCGAAAGCCATGACTTTTCCATTAACTCAAAGAATATAAAATGACAATCCCATCCAGGGTTTTGGGTGCAGGTGCGTCATCATTGATGACCGTTGCCATTTGTGGTGACGGCGTTGATGGGTTGACCGCAGTGGGTTCGACAAGAGCTGATGCGTTGCAATTAACGAAGATTTACAACTCTGTTGATACAGCGGCTTCCGGCACTGGCGTATTGCTTCCGCCTACACAAATGGGGGAAACGATATTTATTGCCAATTCAGGCGCACACACAATCAAAGTTTATCCGTACGAAACCGCAACAACGGTGAACCAAACTACATCGGCATCTATTGCACAAAATCACACAAGTATACTTTTTGCTGTGTCTAATGCCATGTGGTACAGCATCAACGGCACTAAAACTTAATCCCCACAGGAGAACACAAAATGGCTTTAGACAGCGACATCAACAATGCAGATTCGCACTTACATGTTGAGTTTTATACCAACGATCAAAAGCCATATAAAGATCGCCCGACGCCGTTTGTGCGAATTATTGTTCCTGGTGATAAAACAAACGTTGTTGACCAGCCGGTCAGGGAAGATCATAAAGAACGATTCCCGCGCCAGTGGTTGCATTTTCAAATGCAAAGCGGCGATGGGCCGGTTATTGGAACGCTGTTGCAGCAATGGAACACGGACGATGAAGAAAACTTCAGCTTGCATCAAATGGCCGAACTTCAGATCCTTAAATTCCAGACCGTCGAGCAAGTGGCTACAGCTTCAGACAGCCAGCTGCAGCGCATCGGCATGGGCGGTGCTGGATTGCGCGAAAGAGCAAAAACGTATTTGACCAGAAAAAACCAATCCGCAAACACTTCCGAACTGGAGATTACTCGCCGCGAGCTTGATGAATTAAAACAGCAAATGGCGATGTTGATGGCAACTAAAAAACTCGGTAGACCGCGCAAAGAGGCGTAAATATGAGCAGCACAATGCTCCAGTTGGTGCAGCAAGTCACAAACGAACTAGGTGTCTCGGCGCCGGTGTATGTCGCTGGCAATACCAATCAAGATGTGACGCAAATTCTTGCGCTGATGAACGCGACGGGCTACGAGCTGCTGCGCCGCCACAACTGGCGCGCAATGACGAAGCAAAAAGCTTTTTATACTCAATACCTGACAACCACCGGCAACTGGACGACCGCAGCCAGGACGATTACCGGCATTCCTAGCACTACGGGGCTGGACACGACCTACCAAGTGCAAGGAACTGGTATCAACCAGAACACATTTATATCTTCTGTTGATAGCGGAACGCAGGTAACTGTAGATCAAGATTTTGCGTCCGCTGGCGGCGCTTCTGCTACTGCGTATTTCCAGAAAATGAAGTATGACTTGCCGAGCGACTACGAGGCGTTAGTGCCGCGCAGTATGTGGGACAAATCCAAGCATTGGGAAATGCTGGGGCCAGAGGACGCCCAGCAATGGGAATGGTTGCTTTCAGGTTACATCAGCACCGGGCCGCGGATTCGCTGGCGCCTGCTGGGATCTTATTTCCAGATATGGCCAGGCACCTCTGCCGCTGAATATCTTGGCTATGAATACAGATCAAACGGCTGGGCTAATTCTGCCGCTGGCGCCGTAAAGACCAGCTTTACGGTGGACACCGACACAACGATCTACCCTGATCGCTTGATGGTGCTGTCCACAAAGCTAAAGTATTTTGAGGCCAAGGGCTTTGATACTACGGCAATGTATCGCAATTATATGTATGAGCTTGAAGCAGCAATGGCGCTAGATATGTCGTCTGCTAATCTGAGTTTTGCACCGCGCCCCGGCACTGTGTTAATCGGATACGACAACATACCGGATTCCGGCTATGGCCCAAATTAACCAACTGGTGCAGGGCAACGCGGCGCGAGTAGCGTCTGTTCCAGCTCCTGTTGGCGGCTGGAATGCCCGCGACAGCATTGCAAACATGGAGCCGCTGGATGCGGTTCAACTAATTAACTTTTTTCCGACAATCAGCAACTGCGTGCTGCGGGGTGGTTCAACAAACTGGGCTACCGGCATGACAGGCCAGGTGCAAACCATCATGGTTTACAACGGCAGCACCAGCAGCAAGATGTTTGCCGCTGTAGGCACGCCGGACCTTAAATTCTATGATGCCAGCACCGCAGGCGTTGCAACAGCAACTAGCGTTACCGGCCTGACCAATGCAATTTGGGAATACATCAACATTACGACGACCGGCGGCACTTATTTATATGCCGTGAATGGCGTGGACAAGCCGCGGTTGTACGATGGCACAAGTTGGGTTGCAATTGATGCTGCTTCAACGCCAGCCATTACCGGCGTGACTACGACAACTCTATCAAATGTAACGCTGTTTAAAAACCGTTTGTGGTTTATCCAGAAAGACACGCTTAAAGCGTGGTACTTGCCGACCAGTGCAGTCGGCGGAGCTGCACAAGTGCTTGATCTGTCGGCAATTGCTAAATTCGGCGGCAAACTTGTAGATCTGGATACGTGGACAATTGATGCGGGTTATGGGGTTGATGACAATTTAGTGTTTGTTACCAGCAACGGCGAAGTTATTGTTTATCGAGGCACAGATCCGGCCAGCGATGCTACATGGGCGCTTACCGGAGTTTGGAAACTTGGCTCGCCAATCGGCAACCGATCCATGCTGAAGTGGGGCGGCGATCTGCTGATCTTAACTTATGACGGTCTGATGCCGATGGCGCAGAGCTTGCAATCATCCAGGCTTGATCCTCGCGTTGCGTTGTCAAACAAGATACAGGGCGCCATTACAGCAGCCATAATTAACTACGGGGGCGCGCACGCTGCGGTGGGGTGGCAGGTCTACTATAACGCTCGCAGAAATGCCGTGTGGATCAATGTGCCGATCGCAGAGGGCCAGCAAGAACAATACGTGATGAACACAATTACAACGAGCTGGGCACAGTTTCAAGGCTGGACGGCTAACGTCTGGGAAACTTACAACGATAATCCTTATTACGGTGGCAACGGCGTGGTGGTCAAGGCGTGGGACGACACCTACGTGGATAACACATCAAATATTGCAACAAATGTTTTCCAAGCATTTAACTATTTTGACAGCCGAGGCGTAAAAAAGTATTTTACCAGGGCGCGGCCCAGCATATTTACAAACGGCGCACCTGCTATTTTTGTTGGCATCAACGTAGATTTCAACGTTGATGATACAACCGCGCCTATTTCGGCATCGGCATCTGCTGTTGGATTATGGGATGCAGGAACGTGGGATTCTGCATTGTGGGGATCTGGTTTACAAATTACAAACAACTGGCAAGGTGTTACCGGGCTTGGTTACTGCGGATCCATCCAGCTTAAAAGCGCATCCAGCGGGTTGCAAATTGAGTGGGCATCGACTGACGTTGTTTATCAGACCGGATGGGCAGGGATATAGTATCGGGGCCGGATGTCGGCCATTGGGTAGCAAAACGTGTGGATTATGGTTTTTTAGAAACCAGAGCCAACGCGATAGGGTTAAAACGAAATGATGAACTTATTGCAGGAGTCATTTACGAGAATTGGAATCATCAAAGCATATGGTGCCATTTCGCTATTCAAGGCCAACTGACACCGGCTTATTTGGCAGCAATATTTGATTATCCGTATAACATCTGCCAGGTTGAAAAGATCATTTGCCCGGTTGGAAGCGATAACGAACAAAGCATTAAGGTAGTGAAGAAAATGGGATTTACCGAAGAAGGCAGAATCAAAGAAGGGCGACCACATGGCGACATTGTTTTTTACACATTGCGCCGCAATGACTGCCGGTTTTTAAATACACGATACAGCAAAAGGATAGCAAATTATGGGTAAATCTTCACCTTCACCACCTCCGGCACCGGACTACGCGGGCGCAGCTCGGGCGCAGGGCGCAGCAAACGAGGCAACTGCTCGATTGCAGGGACGCATCAGCAATCCGAATATCATCGGCCCACTTGGCGGACAAACTGTTACCTGGGGAACGCCGACTTTTGACCAGGGTGGATATGATAAAGCAATGGCTGCTTATCAATCAAAGCCAAAAGGGAACGCACCATACGAGCGCCAATTTATCACTGGCAGTGGCGGGGAAGATGACCCCCAACAATTTGATGAAACTGGGTATCAAAATGCAATGAACGCGTATATGTCGGGCAATATTGCGCCGACACGAGAACAATTCACAACAAACGCAAATGCTGACCAAGCGACCGTAACCCAAACACTGACTCCGCAAGCGCAAGCTACCCTAGACGCACAGCAGCGCGTGCAGCGGTCGTTGGCAGGGCTGGGTGAGCAAGGTATTGGAACGGCCAGAAACGTGCTGGGGAACGCGTTTAATCCAAACCTTGCAGGCTTGCAAACTAGTGTCGGCAACGCTGGGCAAATCCCGCAAACGCCTAATTTGAGCAGCTACGGTCAGGCTGGCGGGTTGCAAACGTTTGATGACTTGCGGTCTCAAGGCTTACAGATGGGCCATGGCGGTCTGGGGATGAATCGAAGCGGTAGAGAAAGGGAACTCTTAGATAGAAAAGTCACGGATTTCCCACAAATTAACCAGCCAAATGGAAACTTAGCGCAAGCGCTACAAGCGCCAGAACTTAGCGCATACGGCATGGCAGGGGCAAACGTCAACGCGCAACCAGTAAACGCCGGACCGCAAAGCGGTCAATATGGGATGGCAGGTGCAGGCCCACAAGCTGGGCAATATGGCTTTGCGGGCGGTGGTCCTGGCGGTGGGCAATACGGGCTGGCAGGTGCAAATGTGCAAGCTGGTGCAATCAATCAAGGACCGCAAGCACGAGATTTTTCATCTGCACAAGGTAATGTTGCAGCTCCACAGTTACAAAATCAAATTGATACATCTGGCGTGGGTAACGTCAATTATGGACCGCAAACAGATCAATATGGGTTGGCCAGTGGTGCATTGAACACCCGCAATGTGGCAGCAATGCCTGTTAATGCAGGTATGACCGGTCAGCAAGCGATTATGAACCGCTTGGCGCCGCAGCTTGAAAGATCGGACGCCGCAACACGGCAGCGACTAATCAATCAAGGTCTAGTGCCGGGTGGCGAAGCGTACGAAAACGCCATGATCAGTCAAAACCAGCAAAAGAACGATCTGCTTTCGCAGGCGGCGTTGCAGGGAATTGGCCTGGATACCGCGGCAAACGCACAAGGGTTTGGCCAGGCGTTGCAAGCGGGGCAATATGGCAATCAAGCGGTAGCGCAAAACTTTAACCAGGCACAGGCTGCACAAGCCGCACAAAACGCAGCGCAGAATCAAGCATTCGGCCAGCGGGTTCAGTCAGGGCAATTTGGCAATCAAGCGCAGCTT